AGGAAGAAGAAGCAGAACCGGCGAGCAGGGAACCATGAGGTCCCCTGCATCGCTTAGTTCGACATTTAGCGGTGAACTACAATGTCAATAGATACCTTGTCGCTCCAAGATCATTTTAACCCTTCCTCGCGATCAGCCTGTGGTTGTGCCCGCGGGTTTGTGCAGGACGCCCTGGCCCTCAAGGATGAGATTGATGCCCTCCGGGTCACAGTAGCCGCCCAGGATGGGAAGATGGCCGCCAGGGTGGCCTCCGTGGAGAGCCTGCAGGAGCAGGATGTCACCAGGATATACTGCGATATCGCCCAGGACCGCCAGAGGATCGCGAAGCTTGAACGGCGCCGGAGCCTCAGCCCATGCAGAGGACCGGGCCGAAGTGCTCAGGGCGCTACTTGTCGCGAACGGCGGGAAGATGCTTGCCACGGATGCCAGGAGGAAGATGCACCTCAGAAAGGAGCTATTCTCACCCCTACTGAAGAAATGTGATTTTGTCGAAGTCAAGCCGTTACATTCAGATGGTAGGAAGAAGGTTATTATATTAAAGGGATAATTAGTTAAATTTAACCTTTAACTAATTTTGGCCTTTTGCCTTTAACGTTGCTCAAACCTCAGAAATTGGCGTGAATTTGCCAATTTCCATATATGCCTTACTTTGAGGAAGAGGAAGAAAAGAGCTATATATACTACAAATAGGCTTCTTGAAGAGAGAGAGACAGAATAGTTAAAGGTTAAATTTAACATTTTTAAGCATTAGCACGGCCGCCCCGCAGAAAGGCCTATCCAGCCTACCACAACAGCCGCAATTTTAGAAAGTTCAATCCATTGAAAAATCCTCTTCTTCTAACTCCTCCATTCCACGTACTATAGGAATGCACCCATCCCGTCGCACAACCCCATACCTTACGGGCCCAAGAACATATTTATAAAAATGTCCTGTGCCGCCTGCTAGCGATTGACTGTGATAGCGGTTCTGCAATGTCTTCGAAAATATATAGTGGCTCAAAGTCTTTGCCGATTTTGGAAAACTTTCCATTTTCGGCAGAGTCGTCTGTTATCGATTTTATCTCACGGGCGGCATTCACGCTGAGGCTCAAAACCTCTAGGCAAAATGGAAAACTTTCCAAATTGCCTAGAGGTCTCTGCTGTCGGTTTTACCGTCCACGCGCTCCTGCAGGAAGGCCATATCCGGCCGGCATCCACCCTGCAGGAAGTGCATATCCAGCTCACAGCCTCTCTGCAGGAAGGCCATATCCGGCCCACAGGCCGCTTGTACAAGGCGTTTCCGGGAAAATTCCCTCCGCCCGGGCATCTATGTCTCCCCGATTAAAACACCCCTTAAAAACGGCTTTTAAACGCGCCGCAAATAAAAATATGCAGCGACCGTGTATATGGTAAAAGTTCTATGGCATTCTCACCAATTCCAGTAAAAATGTCATAGAACTTTTTTGGCTCACCGCATAGCGATTTCGTGCGCCTTGGCGATCCGCGCCTCCAAGTCGGTCAGCTCCGGCTCAAGTTTTTCCCGTATTTCCTCAAAAGCAATATCAGCTCGCATTACATCATCCTGCATTCTAATCTCTGCAGGACTCAAATTAGGATAGCGATTGCCCGCCTTGATGCCCGCCGCCTTGGCCTTATACCGGCCGTCTGCCAGGTGGCGCATAACTTCCGCGCGTTTTGTGGCAAGCACGGATACCACCGGCCCACCGACCACAGCCATGAACTCCTCGATGTCTTGGGATATCGATTTTAGGGTGGAATTCGCAGCTTCAATCTCGGCCGCCAGGGCCACAATCTCGGCCGTGGCTTCGGGATCAAACCCGGGATGCCAGCCCTTCGAGCCGTTCACGGGGATGATGTACTTGAGCGTCTTCCGCCGGCTTCCCTCCACGGCCGCCTGCGCTCGCTGGTATTTGTCGTACAGTATCTTCCCGTCGTCCTGCTGCTCGCGATGAGCAGCCCAATATTCCAGAAATTCTTTTGCGTCCATTCATATCACTTCCTAAAATAATTCATCGGCGCGGCCGGTTCGCCTGCGTTGCCATTTCTGCATCCGCTCTTCCGGGCTGCCCGCGTCATATGATCGGAATATAGCGCGTGTTGGCAGCTCGAGCGTGATTTGCTCATCGCCGCGCTCGCCCCACCATGCAGCAAGCGACGTAGCAAGCGTCAGGTCGTCGTGCTCTTGCTCTCGCCAGGCTGAGTATGAATCGTGAGCGGTGACCGGATCGATCTTGACCTTGAAATTTAACAATTCGTTCTGCAGGACCTCTGCAAGTGGCAGCTTGCTACTGATCTTCAGCCTGCCAGTCTGGAAGAGCACCTGCAGCACAGCCACCAGGTCCCTCTTCGGAACATGCCACGTGCTACCTTCGTGGCTTACTGCAGCCCAGCCGTGGATCATCACCCCCACAGGATTGAGGCCGGCCTGATTGAAGAGGTCGACAATCGGAGCACCGACTCCGGTTTGATCTACCACAAGAGAGGCCTCATCCTTCAGCGCCGGCGACCGCATTATCTCAGCCACTTTGCCCACAATCACCGGGTAGGGGATGCCTCGCACCCGCTCTAGGTGGCGCACGTGATATGACGCTTCGTTCTCGCCCAGTTTTTCCAGCACCGCCAGGGCAGTGTAATCGTTTGACTGCCCCAAATCCAATCCCACATAGAATTTAGTCATCTACTACCAACTCCAAATAGAGGTTCGACCTCATCACTCACGGCCGCGGATATCTGATCGAAAGTGAAAACGCTATCCACGGCCTCGGTGAATTCGCACATATACTCAGCGGCGAACCACGCGGCCGGCATGGACCGCTGCTCGTCTTCCAGGAACTCCGGGCTGATCCTCGGGCAGTCTGTGGCCTGGATCTTGTGCCGCTCCCATCCCTGGCCCTCGGACCACTCACGGTAGAACCAGCCCCGCTTGCCGAAGGGAGTAGACAGCGCAATTAGCCGGCCGCCACTCACGGCTAGCATGGGCCGCACGCTATAATAGAGGTCGTCAGGCACCCGGGCCGCCTCATCCACAACCAGCAGGCTTACGCCCGCGTAGCCCCGCACATTCTGCTCCTGTCCCGGCAGGCTAACTATCCGGCTACCATTCTCTAGTTCAAGCCGAAGAGCACTCTCGGCTGCTGCAGGGAATTGGCCGGCCACAAGGTCATAGAACCGGGTTACATTATGGAATAGCTCGCCACTCTGCCGGAGCGTGGGCGACAGGCATAACACCAGGCTTCCCGGCCGGTATATGGCCGTATGCAGGGCCAGGGCGCTCGTGATGGTTGACTTGCCACTCTGCCGCGAGCAGTTCAACAGTATCCTCCTGGCATCGCTCCTCAGTACTTCGGCCTGCCACGGATCAGGCTGCAGTCCCAAAACCTCCCGCGCCCACAGCGCCGGATCGAGAATGTAGGCGGCTTCAGTCAGGCTCATTGCTGGCCCCCCGACTCCGACAAGGCCTTCAGCTCAGCAGCCACGGCGACCTTGAGCTCCGGGTGGTCTGCCAGGAGCCGGGCCAGGATATCGCCCACAGCACGCCACTCAGGGCTGCTGTAGATGTTTACCTGCTGCAGGTTAACCTGTGGCTGCGTTTGGATCAGGCCCCGGATTTTGGCGTAAAGATCGACACATTTTAGCGCCCGGTCCACGGCCTTTAACGCCAGCTCGATATCGCCTTCAGCACTTGCAGCCTCTCGCATCTCGCGGACAAAATCGGCTTCTTCTTCAACCCGGGCCAAGAGAGTATCCGCACTTGTGATGTTTTGAATATCGTTTGATTTTAATAATAAATCCGGTATATGGCTCTCTCTATGACGGATGAGAGAGGTTTTTGTTAGATTGAATTGGGCCGCTATGGTACGCAACGATGGACCGGAAAGGAGCTGCTTGTTGATTTCTTCAACGTCCTTATGGCCGCATACCGTACATGTTCTTCCCATTGGTAAGTTTCCCCTCTCGCCACAATAATACTGCTTCTCAATCTCCGGCATTTTCTCAAGCTCCTTGATATCGTCAAGAAGTCGGCGAAGCTCAGGCTTCAAGA